TTTTTTTTTTTTCTTATTTTGTTGACTTTTATAATACCTGACGTTTAAGAATAAATGCTACTATAATAAAATGGTAGCTGAGATTCTTGCTAAGGCTCTGCCAAAGTGATACTATAGTTGCTTATGCAACCACTCGTAAGAGTGAAGGGACTTCTACTGACATCTGAAAGAAGTATCCTGAATGCCCCCCGATGATGTCCTCCGAGATCACTCTCGTAGCTACTTTCTAGTGGCTAATACGGGGGGTTATTAGTATCACTTTGGTATCCTTAGTGTATGCTAAAATTATGTATTTTAATGATTATTATTTTTAATAATTTCAAGTACTTATATAGTATATTTATTAAATAGTTGTTATCGTTGATAAAAAATTTTAAATCTTTTTTAATCGCAATAGTAAGGAACGAACCAGATGGCAAATCCCAATCCAACAGTCAAAAAGATTGCTCCAGGACCGGGTCGCCCAAAAGGTTCTAAGAATATCAACTCTATGGCTTCTGTAAAAAAGCTCGAAGAACTTGGTTTTGACCCAATTGAATACATGGTCAAAAAGTACCATGAAATTCAGAAGCAGTTGGATAAATTAGAACAAGCGGGTAAAGGTACTACAGGAGCTTATGCACAACTTACAGCTACTCAAGGTCAGTTAATTAATAACTTGATGGCTTATGGTTATAAGAAAATCCCTGATAAAATTGAGCAAGAAATTTCCGAAAAGAAACCAATTGCTATTAAACTAATGACCTCTAAACAAGAATAATAAGAAGGGATTAACCAATGAATGATGAACCTTGGCATTTATCTAAAAGCTTTAACCTCTCACAAGTACTAGCCATTGGGGCACAAACAGTAGCACTTATTTGGTTCTTTGCTATGCTTGATTCAGGCGTAAAAAATAACAGAGAAATGAACATTAAACAAGACGCTAAGATCGAGTCTTTAGAAAAGATTGTTCAAAATCAAGCCGTTACTATGGCTCGTATGGATGAAAATATTAAAGCTATTCGTGACGCTATTGAAACAATGATGCGTAGCAGAGGCCAATAAATAAGCATGTCAGAGATTGAATTACATGAGAAACAGTCGGATGTAGTAAGAGATTTATTCGTAGATAAAACTTGTCGTTATGCAGTAGTAAATGCCTCTCGGGGCTTTGGTAAGTCTTACCTAGCAGCCACTTCAGCGCTTATTGCTGTACAAGAGCTAATGGAACTTGATGAAGATGTTCCTAACAAAAATGTTGCATTAATTGCACCAACTTACTCACAGGCAGTAGATATTTATTATCCGCTTATTGCTTGGCAGTTAGGTATGGAAGATTATGCAGACAAATCTTCTAGGGCCGCTGGTCAATTCTGGTTCCCCAATAACGTACAATTAAAACTATGGTCATATGAAGCATCACAGCGTATGCGTGGTACTGGCCAATACTTTGTTGTTGCTGACGAGGTAACATCATGGAAAGGCGCTGGTATGAACCTCAAGGAATCTTGGGAGTCTATCATTCAGCCTTGTGTAACTACACGTTGGTCTAAACAAAATGCAGACAAGTATGGTGCTAACCCCGGTCGAGCGCTTATTATTAGTACTCCTAGTGGTTATGACTATTTCTACGAAATGTATAACAGACAAGAGTATGATAAAGACTGGAAGAGTTATACGTTTACATATCAGGACTCTCCTTTCCTTGATGAGGATGAGATTGAGAGGGTAAAACTAACACTTGATCCTTTAAAGTTTGCCAGAGAGTATACTGCAAGCTTCGAAGACTCTGGTAATAATGTATTCTATACATTTAACCGTAAGGATCATATTACTAACACCTTGCCTTATTTTGAGGATGGTGAAGATGTGCATGTAGCTATTGACTTCAACGTTGGTATTATGGCTTCTGTTATCTTTGCTATTAGAGGTAATCAAGTACACATTATTGATGAGATGCAAGGGCATCCTGATACTGAGACACTAGCTAAGGCTTTGTCAGAAAAGTATTCAGGTTATCGCATTATATCTTACCCAGACCCTGCTGGTAAAGCTCGTAAGAGTTCTGCTGCAGTAGGCACTACAGACTTTAGCATTTTGCAGTCTCACAAGA